GTGGTTGGTTTTATCCAGCGCAAATTATTTTTTAGATGACATCAAAGAGTTTTGCGAACTGCAAGGGTGGTACTACTCACACAAAACAAAAAACTCTGTCAAATTAGATTTACTTCTTGCAATACAAACTTGGGAGAAATGGAGAAACAGTGAAACATTACTACCAATCGGATCAATAAAAAACATTTATTCATACCTGGGTGATAACGTAACAAAAGGTTATCGCACTGGTAAGACAATGGATGAAAACGAAGACGGTTATTACATAGAAGAGTGTATGAATAATCATGGATTACAAACTGACGATGTTTGGTACAAAGCGTTTGCAGGCCTAGATACTAACACAGAAAACTACATAAGAAATATGTTAGCCAACAGAGAAAAAATTTCACAGACACCAAGAATAACACTATCAACAATACATGCTGCTAAAGGAGGTGAAGCTGACAATGTACTCGTTCTTCCTGATATTACTAAGTCTGCTATGGACCACAATGATATGGACCCAGATGAATTACACAGACTATTCTATGTTGCTGTAACACGCGCAAAGAAATCATTACACATTTTAGAACCAAGAAACTATGAAAGGGCTTACATTTTATGAAAAAACCAGAGAGAATGCGTTCAAGTGAATATGATAAATATTTACCCAAAGCAAAAAAATATTTTAAACTTGATGAAAAACAAATAGCAAAACTGAGATCCTTAAAGGAAAACGGAGTACCTACTAAAGACTTAGCAGAAATGTTTAGTATTTCTGTAACTAGTGTTAAACGTTATGCATCAGACGAAGCAAGGGAAAAAGATGTAGCTTACAGTAGAAAACATCGTGAGAAAACTTTTGTACCTGGTGTAAGAAAAAGAACTAAAAAACAAAGAGAACGTTTAAAAGTAACAGATAGAGAGCATAAAAAAACCCTGAGAGGGTTTTTTGTAAGTCAGTACAATGCAAAAATGAGCACCATAAAAAAAAGAGAAAAGTTAAAAAAGATTCATGAAGATGTTCCAATAATTACTCTAGAAGATTTATTATGGTTATGGGGTGAACATGTTAGAAAGTATGGTGTAAATTGTTATTACACAGGTGTTCCTTTAACTTTTTATGATCCCGATAATTTAAGAGCAGACACACTTTGCACTATAGATCGATTTGATTCTGAAAGAGGGTATACGATAGATAATATTGTTTTTTGTTGTTGGGAATTCAATAAACGTAAAAACAACATTGGTATCAAGGACTGTATAAGAATATTAAAAAGATATAATGAAAGAAGAGAATTACGAGAACATTATGCAAATCAAGTTGATGACATAATGCCAGAACGAAGAAGTTATTCTACAGGAGGAATGGTTGGAAGATGAGTGCATATAAAACACAGGTCGGAGGTGACCATTACAAAAAATACAAGATACAACCCAGTGAATTCATCAATAAAAACAAGTTGTTATTCGCAGAAGGATCTGCTATAAAATATATAGTTAGACATCAAGATAAGGGAGGCAAAGAGAGCCTCGAGAAAGCGAAACATTTTATCGATATGATAATCGAAAGGGACTACAGTTGAGGACACTACAGCAACCACTCTTCACACCAGAAACAGAGTGGGTACCACCAGACAGATTACCAGATTTATCCAGTTATAGTGAGATAGCTATTGACTTGGAAACACGAGATCCAAACCTGCTCACAATGGGCTCGGGTGCGGTTAGAGGAGACGGGGAGATAGTCGGCATAGCCGTTGCGGTCGAAGGCTGGTCCGGCTATTTTCCTATTGCGCACGAAGGCGGGGGCAACATGGATCGGGGATTAGTCCTGGATTGGTTTGAAGAACTGTTGTCAAACACATCTACAAAAATATTTCACAACGCAATGTACGATGTGTCATGGATACGTTCTCTTGGTTTTTATATAAACGGCGGCATCATTGACACAATGATCGCTGCAAGTTTGATTGATGAGAACAGGTTTAGTTATACACTAGACTCTGTTGGTAAAGATTATATTAACATGCGCAAGAACGAAAAACTTTTACAGGAAGCTGCAAAAGATTTTGGTGTCAATCCAAAAGCAGAGATGTGGAGACTACCTGCACCATTTGTTGGTGAGTATGCAGAGAAAGATGCAGAGATGACACTGAAGTTATGGCACGCACTACAACATGAAATATCAAAGCAAGATCTGTGGGACATATTTAATTTAGAAACACAGCTGTTTCCATGCCTGGTTGATATGAAATTTAAAGGTGTACGCGTCGATATTGCAAAAGCAATGTCTGTCAAGACACAACTACAGAAAACAGAAGAAGAATTACTACGGGATATAAATAAAATAGCAGGGTTTGATGTAGAGATCTGGGCTGCTGCATCTATTGCAAAGGCGTTTGAGAAAGTAAAACTACCATACGACAGGACAGAAAAAGGCACACCCAGCTTTACAAAAAACTTTCTTGCAACACACCCAGCAGAGCTACCAAAACTAATTAACGAAGCAAGAGAGATTAACAAAGCAAACACGACATTTATCGATACGATACTTAAACACGAACACAAAGGCAGGATACACGCTGAAATAAATCAAATACGATCAGATCAAGGCGGTACAGTAACAGGTAGATTTAGTTACAACAACCCGAATCTCCAGCAGATACCTGCAAGACACAAGCATCTTGGACCGTTGATTAGAAGTTTATTTATACCAGAAGAAAAACATACCTGGGGTTGCTTTGACTACAGTCAACAAGAACCTAGAATACTAGTACACTTTGCATCTCTTATGCGCATGGAAGGAACACAAACTATTGTAGATCAATATAATGAGGGCAGTGCAGACTTTCACCAGATGATTGCTGACATGGCCGGCATTGAGCGTAAACAAGCAAAAACAATTAATTTAGGATTAATGTATGGCATGGGTAAGAATAAACTCATGGCAGAACTAGGACTTATGAAAGATGCTGCTGAAAAGTTGATAAAAAGATATCACCAGCGAGCACCTTTTGTTAAGATGCTATCAGAAGCTGTATCGCGTAGAGCTGATGATAGTGGTAAGATACGCACAATCGGTGGTCGATTGTGTCATTTTGATCTTTGGGAGCCACATGGTTTTGGTATCAAGAAACCACTACCACACGCAGACGCACTCAGGGAGCATGGACCGGGGATTAAACGTGCGTTTACTTACAAAGCATTAAATAAACTAATACAAGGTTCAGCTGCTGACATGACAAAGAAATCTATGTTGGCGTTGTATCAGGAAGGAGTAATACCACATGTTCAAATTCATGATGAACTTGATATCTCAGTATCGAGCGTACAAGAGTCAGAAAAAATTATTAGAGTCATGGAAGAAGCTGTATCGTTACAAGTTCCCAACAAAGTAGATTACGAAAAAGGAGATAGTTGGGGTGACATACAGTAATGACAGTCCTGTTGAAATAACTTTAGGTGTTTGTGAACAATGCGAAATGTATGTTCCATTTATTAGACTAGTTTCTAAAGAAGAGGAAAGAGTATATCAATGTATGACATGCAAAACAAAGCATAAACAGCACGTCAACGGTAAAGTTACATTCAATTATCTAGAAGATAGTTATATTTTTAAGAGAAATTAATGCCGGCAGATCAAGGGAAATCTACCGACATATGAAGGTGAGAAATTACCTATAAAATAAATTAAAATAATATCTTGTCAAATATTATATTTGATATATATAATCCCATATAATAATATAATAAGGAGGCAAAATGCCAGATATAAGTAAATTTAAATCAGTGTCAGTATCTACGGACACCCATTCAAAACTTTTAAGCTTAGCACAAAACAGGTTCGAAGTACCAGTAAGTGTGCAAAAAGTCATAGAATTTTTATTAGAGAAAGAGATGAAAAAGAAAAATGGTAGATCTAACGGGCGATCACGAGGTTAAGGCCATCTGTCCCAGGTGTTTTGGGAATGGCTATATTCGTATGCCAGCAGGCTGTGCACACCAGGTAAACTGCCCACAGTGTGATAGTCAAGGTGAAGTATGGTTGCCAGCCAAGCAATGTCGTATTAATGTTGAAGGTGGTATAGAACCCAGGTGGATGAAAAGTGGAGAAACTATATAATGGAAAGTCTTGAACACATTAAATATGCAAAAAGTGTTTTAAGTCAAAGAGACTTTGAGGAACTGCAAGAGTATATTGGTGATGACGCAGATTATTGGCCAACCTATAATTTTAAACCTAAAGATGTTCCTCCTAGAAACAAAATTGAAAAAGCCATTGTTAAACTAATTGGACAAGATAATCATGTAGAGTACTGGATTAGAAACCCTAGAGGGCAAGAACCAACTTTATGGCACGTAGATGCTAACGAATTATTTATGAAAAAATATATAAGTGAAAACGATAGTACTGAAGAACCTCCATTTGCCAGACAGTTTCCATTAAACACACATATTTTATATATTAGTATTGATCCTAAAATGAAAGGTGGTGAGTTATTAATACTACCAAACAATACATATGTAGAAGGAAGACCTATTAATGATACTAACTATCAGCCTTTGGATGGAAGCAGAATGATTATTGTAAAACCAAAAGAAAATCATTTGGTATTTTTCAACAAACCAATTTATCATGCAACAAATGAATTTAAAAATATAGATCCGCTAAGAAGAGACTTTAGAGTAAGTTTAATGTTTTCTTCTTGGGACTATATTCCAAAACCGTATGATGAATGGCATCACTGGAATAACCCCTGGATAGGAATACCTGCTGAACAATTAAAATGGCCTAAAGGAGCATAAATATGAAAGATTTTAACGTAAAAGTAAGTTGGTCCACAAGTAATGTACTGACTTGGACAATTTTATTTATTTCAATGGGATTAATGATTGTAAATTTAGTGACTATATATAATATATACACCGTTATCGAAACGATGTGGCTAGAGATACAACAGGTGAAGGAGACGAATAGTTATCTATACCAATTTATCGAGGAGCATCGAAATGACTTTAATTAAGGAGAACAAGGTGAGAAAAGAAATCCCTAACAGGATGATGAGTGCTACTTTCGCTTTACCAATTGATGGTAGGCGAGTTGTAGGTATATTAGATTATACCGCAAGTGAGACTGGACTTACACCTATGGCTTTCTGGATAAAATTAAAACCAACAGATTCATATTTAGACAGAGAACTCAGAGCATCAGGCAAGCTGATATCTAGATGTTTACAACACGGAGAGTCTTTAAAAGATTTGGTAGACACATTATCTCAAGACAATGTGATTGGTCAGATGGCAAACTACCTGCACAAGAATATGGAAGATATTATTATGGGTAAACAACCAGACAAGAAACAACGTGAGTTGTCTACAGACCCATACGCGATGAGGGAATAATGGCACAAGACGGCAAGCACATACCTTCAAAAAAGTTTAAGGATAACTACGATAGTATTTTTCGAAAAAAGAAGAAAAAGAAAAAAAAGAAATGACAGAAGAATTTGAAATAGACTGGATACCAGAGGACACGGGCGCGCCGTACGAGGCTGAAGATAAGTTTCCTGATCTACCGGCACATACAATAGATAAATTGTGTAAAGCTAAGTTTGGACACACCAACTGGGCCAGGATGGGCCTTATGACGCCGGAAGAACTAATAGGCAATCCATGTGAATTTGACTATGAGAATGGAATAATATATTTTAAAAAACCACATTTAATATAGGAGCTATACATGACGTTACCCAGCAGCGGCAGCATTTCTTTGAATGACGTTAGGGCTGAATTTGGATCGCCTTCTAGTAATGTATCTATGAGTCAGTTTTATAGAGGGGGCAGTTTTGTTATTGCTGTTACTAAAAATAATAATATACCCACGTCAGGGCAGATATCTATGTCAAATTTTTATGGGGGTAGAAGTAAAGGAGCATATGCTCAATTTACTGCTGGAACAGCTTCTACTGGTGGTAAGGCCCCTCAAACATATGTTGGAGTAGATAGTGTAAATATACATAGCACTGGAAACATCGGATCTTTTACTAGTGCGGGGATGGTAATGGGTGCTAGTGGTAGTGAAATTAGTACAAACTTAAAGTGTTGGTTAATAGTAGGAACAAGGTGTGATTTTAGAGCAGATAACGCAAGCTCAGGATCATCAGTAAACCCTGCTACTTACTACAATCAAATATTTCAAGTTAATACTTCAACCTCGAGTTATTTGTTTGACAGACAATGGGGCAATACTCCTAGTGCAGCTGCAAATGGTCGTTACTTTAGTGCTCTTACTGGAATGCCGGCTGGTCCGAGTCATAATGCATCTACACCCATGGTTTCCGGTACGTCGTATGTTATGCAAATGGATAAGGGTAGTCACATATAATGTATAATATTACTTGGCAAAAAGAAATCGAAGACACTGGTGAAGTGGTGCGTTATGTAGATGACGATACAGGTGAAGATAAAACCAGCACTCTGATGACAATGGTCGTGACTCCAGATAATCCAGACCTACCTGTTAGAACTTATGCCTTACGAAAAAACATACTTACAGATGAACACATAAAAGGTTTTGAATACAACTGTCTATTAGAATGGGCAACTATTTTAAATGTTGATCCTGTAAAATACAAAGTAGATGAAGAAACACTAACTATAGTATTAAGAGGAAAAGTTGATGATCCACAAAAAATAGAGAAATGGTTGAAACCAAACGGCATGCAAGATGTGGAAGCAAAGGACGCTGAAACACTATGATTTTTAACATGGATTTCACAGTTGAGAACTTTGAAAACAAGATACAAATCTCTGTATCTAGGGCCACAAAAGTTGGTCAGATGATAGTAAGAGAATCTAGAGAGGAAAGAACAAAAGATGGAGCAGGTAATTTTTTATTTTCACCTCACCCAACTTACCCCTCTTTATTAAGAGCTGATAATAATTACTTTTTGATTGAAGGCTCAATAAGATTGAGACACGACTGGAAAGAAGGGGATAATTTTTCTGACGCAAATAAAGATGATTACAGAGCAGTATTAGATGAACACTTAGAGTATCATAACTCT